GGAATTACTGGAAGTTCGGAATTGACTTTTACTGGAACACTTAATACGACTGCCAATATCTTGATGAATGGAACTGGAGCATTGAAACTCCCAGTAGGATCAACGGGACAACGACCATCGCCATTATTGGATTCATATCTTCGCGTGAATAGCGATACATTGTTTTTGGAGATTTGTTATGGCGGTATTTGGTATAACATTCTTTCTTTATCTCCTACCCCAACATCTGTGAATTACTTGGTTGTTGCTGGAGGCGGTGGAGGTGGATCTCGATTTGGCGGTGGTGGTGGAGCTGGAGGGTTTCTCACAGGATCACTTTCTTCACCAACAGCAGCAGTACCTTATACTGTAACAGTAGGTGCCGGAGGAGCAGGAGGACCAGCTAGTGGCGGAGGAGGAGTAGACACTGCCGGTAAAGGAACAAACGGTTCGGATTCCGTGTTTGCTTCATTTACAGCAATCGGTGGTGGCGGAGGTGGAGCAGGTGACGGCGACCCAATTAACCCGCCAAACTTTAGTGGAGGAACTTTTGCGAATAGTGGCGGATCTGGAGGTGGTGGTGCAGGACGGTTTCAGTCTGCAGGCGCAGTAGGAACACTGGGACAAGGTAATGCCGGCGGATCAACAACTGGTAGCTCTAGTAGTTATTGTGGTGGTGGAGGTGGTGGTGCTGGTGCTGCCGGAACACAAGGTTCTGGCGGTGGTATTGGTCTGCAAAGTTCTATATCCGGAACAACAATATATTACGCCGGAGGAGGTGGAGGAGCAGGAGATGCCGGTACTGTTCAATTTACTGCCGGTGGTAATGGTGGAGGTGGAGCTGGTAGTTTATCTACTACAGGAGTTGCTGGAGGAGCAAATACTGGTGGCGGCGGTGGCGCTGGTGGTTATGTTGGCGGGTCCAGTCCACAGCAGAGAGCAGGTGGAAATGGCGGTTCTGGTATTGTGATTCTAGCCTACCCAGACACATTCAATGCTCTTCAGTCCATTAGTGTCGGGCTGGTATATACATCTGGAATTGTAGGAAGCAATCGTGTATATACTTTCACGTCTGGATCGGGAACGATTAGTTGGTAAATCAATATATTTAAGCCTTAGTGGCGTGTAGGTTCACAATATTGTTTGCAGAAAGGATATATGAAAAGCGAATACCTAAAAAGTTCGACTGAAAATTTGTGGTTAACTCCACAATATTAGATCCAGTCAAGTACTGAATATAAGCTAATATATCACGTCTTACACCGTCAGAGCACGGTGATGGGCGAATTAGAGAAACTGATAAAACCTGATATTCAACTGGAAATCCAGCCGAGGCCCACTTAATGAGGTTCTGCTGAATTCCCGACGTACTGGGATTAATAATGAAATTCATAGAGACTTTATCCTTCTCCTCGTACTCTAGAGTTCTATCATAATACTGTACAAGCTGATCTAAAGTCATGATATACGTAGGACCCGTATCTCCAGTTACACCCGTTACACCAGTTACACCAGTTACTCCAGTTACGCCAGTTACACCCGTAGAACCAGTAGCACCAGTTACTCCAGTTACGCCAGTTACGCCAGTTACACCCGTAGAACCAGTAGCACCAGTTACTCCAGTTACGCCAGTTACGCCAGTTACACCCGTTACACCCGTATCTCCAGTTACACCAGTTACACCCGTTACACCAGTATCTCCAGTTACGCCGGTAGAACCAGTAGCACCAGTTACACCACTATCTGCCATTTTACAATAAACTCAGATAAGAATAATGATATCGCTTCTGTGGTTGTTTGTTGGTACAATTGTAGGTATGTTAATTGTAGCGGTATTCTCGCCACCTCCTCGTGACGAAAAAGGTCTGCCAACACCTGATTCCAAGAAATCATTTCATACCAATACTGGGTGCGTAAAGTTTAAGGCGGTCGAAGTTCCATGCGACGGAAAACAAACCTCTCTCAATTTAGTCGCACAACAGTATTAAATAGATGATCGATCGCGTCATCGGGATTTTCCGCAACCAAAAAGCGGTTCCTTTCCTTTCGTTTCTGATTGGAATGGGAATTACGATCATGTTGTTTCATCGCCCTATCCCTGTACGCCATGCTCTCTCAGTTTCTCCAACAGAAATTGAAGGACGAGTTGTTCGTAATGGAAACAAGTGTATGAAGTATGTTGCGGAAGATGCTGAATGTGAATTACCAACCTTTAAATAAAGTAAATGGAAGGTGCGACGGATTTAAGTGATTTACTGGGATCCGGACCTGTGCAGAACCCCCAGCTACCTCAGTCCACGACCTTTTCTCCGATTGTGACTGGAGGTACTGATCCATTTGTAACCAATGGATTTATGGACGCTCAGCCCCACCGTCCGGCAGCCACCCTCCACAGCAACCAGCATATGTTTTCTACAATGCGGTACGCAGTTAAAAATTTGATGACGTACATTGGATTTTTTGTTGCGGCAATGATAATTTCCTTATCTACTCCCCGCTCACTGATTCTACAGTATATTCCCAATACTTATACGTCTGGAGGTGTTCCCTCCTATATGGGCGCAGCGATCCTAGCAGGAGTCGCTGTCGCCATCGCTTACGTGGTGGGTACACTTGGCGCCACCCTGATTTGAACCAGCATAGAGAACCTTGAGTAGACCGTACTTCTTAATACACTTCTCCAGAAACTTGACGCACGAGGCGCAAGGTTTAGAATACATGATCTCGCTCTGCTTATTAATTCGAACTACCGTCAGAGTACAACCACGAAGTTGTGACACGTCGCCAAGACTTTTCACAACTGCGCGTTCTGCATGTATCGTTTGGTTAGAGTATCCACATCCACGAGACCGAGAACCAACCCTATTACGGGAACAGGCAATTTCCTTGCCATGCTTGGTTATCGTCGCATAGTGCAGGTGGGTGTTCTGAAACACCGACGAGTACTGCATTTTATGATCTTTATGTATTCATTCAAACTGTATTCGTTTTTCGTTTAAAATGTTCGCACGTCTTAGGAGTAATGAGTCGGGGTTGGCAAATAGATCCGCCTGCTAGAATTCATACCAATATACTCTTTGGGCCTGGAATGTACTTGAATCCAGGGTTTGTTAAGGCACACGGTATTACACATGTCGTCAATTGCGCTTTTGATAAAGATAGTCCCTTATGGTTTCGTACTAAGAATCCCAATAATTATGTGTGTATCGAAGCTCTGGACAGTACAGACGAAAATATTTTGAAATGGTATCCAAAATTTGAACAAACTATGAATACCTTTTTACGTACGCCTGACTCAGGTAATATTTATGTTCATTGCCAATGTGGAATTAACCGGTCCGCATTTTTGGCTTTGTTGTTTGTGTGTAAGAAGTTCGGCTACTCTTTTGAAATAGCGTCTTCGGCTATTTTGAAACAGCGCCCTTGTGCATTGACAAATCCAGCATATAAGCGCCAAGTAAAATCACATTTAGAACACAATGGCAGACCTCGGGCTGAACTCGCTGTGGAGTGATTTATCAAATGGAGCATCCAATGTTTCAACCGATCTTATGGGTCCAGCATACAGTTATGCAGATAAAATCCCACAACCTGGACAGTTAGGTGTTGGTTCTTCCCCTACATTTAGCCAGCTTGGGACAAATACGAGTGCAGTGGGTACTTATGTAGGTACTATGATTAGTGGCGGTCCGCCGGGTAATCAGTTTTTTGTGAATACTGGCGGGACATGTACTGCTCCCGACGGATCACTGCAGGCTCGGCACAATTATATCAATAATGTTGCATCAGGGTTAATTCCAGGTGTCGTAGCAGACATTGGAGGTCTTAATCCTATGTACTTATTGAACTCATTAACAACTGATTCATCACCATCTTGTGCGTGTTATCAGTGCCCAGTTTCGTCAGGGGGAGGTTTCAAATTCTTAACTCCTAGTTTATCTCCTGACTTTAACCCAAATGTGTGTCGGGTAGTAGACTCAGCTAACTGTCCTCGGGTTGTTACTACGGAAAGATTTACAGACTCAGGTACGGTTTTTTCATTTATAATTGCAAGTGTTGCGGTAGGTGCTATCTTCTTACTACGCAAATGAGTTTAAGGGAGAGTCAATTCAACAACAATAATGGACAATATCTTTCGGATAAAGCGACAGCGAGACACAACATTGTCTAAGAAGGCAGACGTTGTGTCTGGTACTTTGGATTCGGTTCATCAATCAATTGTCACGGGAATACGTGATGAAACTACGAATATTTGCGAGTTGCGTACTCATGTGTCAAACATTGGAACAGAACTGGAAACTTTGAATAAGTCTACTGAATTAAACGATATTCTAAAAGCATCAAAACTTCGTGATGAAATGAAAGATATTCAAACTAGGTTAGAACAAGCTAATCCACTAACAGATTATTACTTGAAAAATGCAGATATTATGCTGAAATATTACGGGTCAGGAGAAAAAGTTCAGCATACGTCTGTTCCCGCTGACCAAAATACGTTTGTAAAGTATTTGTCTCAAACTGTTTCGGAAACGGTAGCTCCTTCCAAAAAGAAGTTATTTGACGAGTTTGCGACTCGAATGAAACTGAATACTGGCGAACCGGCAGAAGTTAAGAAGGCAGTGACCGAACATTGTGACAAGTGTAATATTGCCCGCGAAGAATCGTCGGATGAAGGTATTTTGATTTGTCCGTTATGTGGGTCGGAAGAGTACATGCTCGTAGTTTCCGATCAGCCAAGTTTTCGTGATCCACCTAAGGAGCGGAATAATTACGCTTACAAAAAAATCAATCACCTGAACGAAATTTTGAACCAGTTTCAAGCAAAAGAATCCACAATTATTCCCAATGAAGTTATGAATGAAGTTGTTCTGGAAATCAAGAAGCGACGTATTCAGAACGTAGCAGAGTTAACCGAGAAAGATATGCGCGAGATTTTAAAGAAGCTCAATAGATCAAAGTACTATGAGCATGCTACTCATATTATTTCTAGACTTAATGGTAACCCTCCCCCTACAATTACTCCTGAAATTGAAGAAAAAATAAGGGCAATGTTCCAGGAAATCCAGGCGCCTTTTTTATTGTACTGTCCCGATGACCGGACTAATTTCTTATCCTATTCATACATTCTCTATAAGTTCTTTGAACTCCTAGAGTTAGATGAGTACAAGGTTTACTTTCCACTACTCAAAAGTCGTGATCGCTTAATTGCTCACGATTTTATTTGGCAGAAGATTTGTGATTACTTGAAGTGGGAATTTATACGATCGGTTTGAAATACTATTGCTTCTTCAACCACTTGAGCTGGCCATTGAACGGATGTAGCCTTTTGGTCACAATTGAGTTAGGTCGCGAGAACCCGTAATCTCCATCCGGTCCATTGTCACAAAATAGAGGAGCCGTGCATTTCCATCCGTACGATTCAATAATAGGAGTTGATTCAAGAACCATTTTAGCACCCTCGTTGTAATGGCTGTGCTGTAACTCTACAATTAACTGATCGGCTTTTGCGAACGTAGACTGTGCGCCAGCAATCACATCTAATTCAGCGCCCTGAACATCAATCTTCACAAAATCTGGAAGTGGAAATCCTCGTTGCTTGACAATGGTGTCCAGCTTTGCTGTAGTTTTCATAACGTACCCGTCGTCTGGAAAGTACTCTCCGCTACGAGCATGACCAATTTCACGATAGTATGAGTTTCCACCAGGTTGTTCATCGTTCTGGTAAAATTTCACTTCTTTGCCGTCTGTATCGCTCAGGACGCCAATGTGGTAATCGTATCCCTCGTACATAAACTCGGCAGGCGCAAACGCATCAAATAGAATTATTTGAGCATCTGGCCAAAGTCTCTTAGCTTCTTTTGTCCAATGAAGAACGCACGCTCCAATATCGTAGATAACTTTGGGTTCAAATCCCGCCGATTTTAGAGAGTGAAGATATTTAAGGTGTTTCCTTTTCATAGGAATCGCGGAACTTAAATATTCAAGGTATTCGCGACTCATTTATATTGTGTAAGAATTTAATGAACCGCGCGCCAAACTAGCTTGTGCGTCAGCATCCACACAACGGCAAAAACAACGGAGTGAACCAGAGCGACCGTCATGCGGGAACCACCGGGAGGTACGGTTAGAAAAACGCCGGGAGTAAGGACAAAGAAAAGAGCAGCAACGTACAGAGCCATCAACATCTTTATATACTTTTGTATGGGATAAAATTTAAATGAGCGGGATGCCTACCGGAATACAATTAGATCAGACAAATATTCCTCGTCGTTTTCGAGTTGCACCACTTCCTCCTAAACCTGATGTAAAAATGTTCGGCCCAACAACAGTTCGCCGTGGCAAGGGTGGAAAGAAACGCAAGAATCGTGCACGTAAAACTCGTCGCCAGCCTCGTCGTAAATGATAAGGCTTTCACATTATTTTCTAAAACAAGAACATATCAATGATTGCGCGTTGGGGGTATCATCTAATTGTAGATGCTGCCAACTGTCTTCCTCAGACTATCCGTTGTGCTCATAATATTGAACAGTTCACCAACACTTTAGTTAAGCGTATTGATATGGTTGCGTACGGCAAACCTCAAATCGTAATGTTCGGAACAGGCAATAAAAAAGGATACACACTTGTTCAACTTATTGAAACGTCAAATATTACTGCTCATTTCGTCGAAGAATCTAACGATATGTACCTAGATGTATTTTCCTGCAAGCAGTTTGATCCATCTATTGTCGAGGCCGTCCTCAACAAACACTTCCTGCCCCAAAACGTGAAGACTCGGTACCTTGAGCGTCAAGCGGAACATAAAGATCAGGCTGGATGGTAAAATTAAAAATGGGCTGGACGTTTCCGTCCTAACCCGTGTAGTTTTACGCCATCTTGGCCTTCTCCAGGTCCTTAGCGTGCTTGCGGATGCTCGCCATCTGCTTGTCGAGGTTCTTCTTCTGCTCGACCAGTTTCTTGTGCTCTTTCCAGTCCTTGGCCATCTCGGCCATATCAATGTGCTTCTGTACGTCGGAACGGTGCATCTCGAACATCTCGAAGTGCTCGGACTTCATATAGTTCTTGGCATACATGCCACGCACCTGCTCCCACATTAGTTTACTCTGATCAAGGTGAGCAATGAAATCCGCAGCCGCGGGTTCATTCTCGACCTCCTTCTTCTTGATTGAAATCTGGTGAAGAACCTTAGACGCCTCCTCGCGGAGGTGCAGGCTCATCTCGCCGAGCCCTTTGAGCTCGTCATCAGTCGGCCAGTACACTGCGGGGCCAGATGGCCACCGGAGTGTCGGGTTGAGCTGGCGCATCATGTCCATCGTTGACATCATGATGCGAATAGTAGAATCATTCAAATTAGGATAATCAATTCCGTTTTTAATATGCGTCTGTATCCTCAGGGCAGGTTTGGTGAGGATCACCCATAGACACGCAGTCTCCCGATGGGCACTGACGGTAGCCTTGGGGGCAAGGAGGGTTTACTTTCGTGTCTGGATTGCTGAACCCTTCAAAGTTAGGAAGGACGTAGCGCACAAATAACCAAATGCCCAGACCAATAACTGCAAGGTACAGAATACGATTCTTTGATAACATTTATTCTATACTACGCTAATTTCCAAACATAGTAAGGTCGGAGTTTGACACCTTCGTAATAAAATGCCCCTTCGTACTTCAATTCAGGATACGTTTCTTGAACATGATCTTTCATTAGTTGGATGAAAGGAGAGTCCGGGCGATCTTCAATGTACAGAACAATATGTCCTTTCTCCTCAAGGTGTTTTACTGACTTCTTGAAGAGTGGAAACATAAACTCTTCCATGAAATGATCAACTGAATCCCATCCTACCATCTTGTTGTACTTTTCAACGGTGTAGAATGGCGGACTGGTAAATACTAAATCGTACTTTCCTGAAATACGTACTGACTGAAACTTACCGTCTTTTACACGGTACTTGTCTGGATCGGCACCGGTATCTTTAATGATAGCTTTGTATGCAGGTTGCATACTTGAATTGGAATCAACGCCCAAGTACTCGCATCCGTAGGATATTGCACATCGTAACCTATCACCCCATCCAGCAGTAGGATCTAACCATTTCTTAGGCTTGAATATTTTTAGAACTTGCATTCCTACCTCATAAGGATACAGAGTACACACTTTCACCTTCTTCTCTAACTGACGAATAGTTAGATCGGGATTCTCTTTCCACACATCGAGTGGAACAGGATTATCTCCAAAACGACAAGACAACCTTTGCTTTAAGGAATACTTGTCGGTCAGGTCATTGATTTCCCAGTTTTTTGATTTTGGTATTATTAAACGTTTTCCACGAAACGTCTCCATTATTCTTTAAGGAGAGGATTCCGAAGGTTCGGGAACACGACCATCGGCAGTGTACGTCTGATGGCCTAGGGGAATACACTCCGCCTTGTCAATACCCGTTGGGTCAGTTCCAGGAGCGTAACCGTTCGGGCACACGGCTCCGAAGTTACCAAACTGCTCAACGTATCCCTTGATATTATGCCAGTAGAAACGCATTACCAGTGTTGTTACAACTACAAACAGCGCAGTGTGAACCAGTAAGACCGTACGGCGCGACGCGGTCTTAGAAGGTAGCGTTACGACCACGCCGGGAATAAATACTACAAACAGCAGGGCTGATAGGAGAGGACTAACTAAGTCCATTTATTATATTACATAAATGATTTCTTCACCGCCTTTTTGAAACACCACGACGTGCCGTCTTTCGCTTCTTCTGGCCCTTTGTGCGACGAGTACGACGACGGCCACCAACGGAATTTGACGCAAGCGAAGTAAGTCCATCGCCACCATACATCATTCCTCCACGACCCTTCGTGCCATGGCGCTTGCGTCCACCGATCGCTAGACGTACAAACGAAGGGCTTGACTGACTCGCATTGTAACTAATCTGATCCTGACCACCACCGCCCGACATAACTGAACAACCTGGCATTTATACCTTCTTTGTGAAAAAGCTTGGGCAGCACTTCTTGACTTCTGCCACCACAACATCCTTGACCTTATCGGCCTCGCTCAACGCAACCTTCTTTAGCTCTTCCTGAATCATATCAACTGCCTTAATCACGTACGGCAGGGCATCATCACACCAGTCAAGAGCAGCTACACGAACTGTAGGTGATAGATCAGCCTTGCGAATCTCGGTCTTTATTGCTTCAACGACCTGCTTGATCTTATCGTCAATAGCCACATCGGCCTGTAGTTGTGCCTCAGCAATCTTCATAAGGGCAAACTTAAGAAGGGCACTATTATCACTAAAATCTACCGCGGGTGCCGGGGCAGGCGCAGGTACAGCTACCACAACTGGAGCCTCAACCGTTACGGGCGCAGGAACTACTTCTGCAGGTACAGTCGTTACGGCAGGTTCAGATACAGGTACAGGTACGCTATCAGCTGACATTTTGTTACTACTCGGTAAATATTCTGTAAATCCGAACCCAAGACCAAAAAACGTGTAAATATAAATGCTGCGTTTATTGTTGAGTGCCCTAGCGTTCGCAGGAACCAGGGCACAAACTATGGGATACGACTGGAATGGATTTAGTGCATCCGGTCTCGGTTGCGGATCAGACTCTGGTGCCCTCAACGTAGGTCTCTCTCAGTCCCTGCCTCCTGGAGCCACAGGTCTGAAAGTCAAACAGATCGCATTTGCAATTTATGGAACAAACTCTCTTCCCCCGTTTATTCAGCTACATGGAAGTACTGCCACCCCTCGTCTCTCAACCTCATTGGCAGTTCAGTGCTGTGGAACCGGATGTGATTT